TCGAGACTTTTTGCAGTATTTATGATTATGAAACGGGGGAATTAGAGCCTGTTATACCCTGGCCTAGACAAAGGGAGCTTTGCAAGTTAATAGATGGTACACGAAAGCTATTCTGGCCTAAAGCAAGGCAGGTGGGTGGAAGTCTTATCGCAGGGTTTCTGGCTGTTAAAGTGGCGATCTCTGAACCTAATTCAGATATTTATATCATATCAAAGACAGAAGATGATGCTAAGTATTTCCTTAAAGATAAGGTTAAAGCTGCTTTAGATGCGCTTCCGAAGGTAGAGGGTATAGATTGGGGGAAATGGCAAGCTTGGCTAGACAGAATCGAGTTTTCAAATGGCTCCACCATAACTTCCATAACAACCTCAGAAGATGCAGGTCGTGGGAGATCAGCAGTGAGACTAATAATCATGGACGAAGCCGGAGCGATAGAACACGCAAGGCAGATATGGAAGTCAGCATCCCCATCGATAGAGAAGCACCCCAGAGGCCAGATGGTGGTGATATCGAACTCTAAGAACGGCTCATGGTTCAACATGATGCTCAAGAAGATTAATGAAGGTAAGACCATCGGCATTGATTTGTTCTTCATGAATGTTTGGACCGATCCGAAGCGAGATAAAACCTGGAAGAATCGAGAAATAACGCAGTATGACAATGAAGTAGATTTCTATACCGAGTATCCAGAGACAATAGAGCATATGTTCCTCAAAAGAGAGGGTTATGTTTATCCTACCTTCCAATCCAAAGAGGGTGGTCCCCATGTAAATGCTTTTGACCCTGATTGGGGTTTAAGGCTTATTTTCCTATACGATCATGGTTTTGAGCATTATGCAGTGTTTAATATTTGCCTTTACGACCCATATAAGGATCACATTTTCGTATTGGATGAGATATTCATGTACCAGAAGGATATTTCCGAGATTTCAGGTGAGATATTGGAGAAGATTGAATATTGGGAAGGAATGGATATGCCTAGAGTGGCATGGAAGAAGATTGCTGATTCGGCTATTTTCGCGAAGCATGGGCAGAAACAGATATCGGAGTTATTGAAGTTATACACAGGAATCCAGTTTACTAAGTCATATAAATGGAATGAACAGGCATCCACAGATATGCTAAGGACCAGATTCACTCAGAATAGGATCACTATTCATCCTAGATGCCAGATGTCAATTGGGCAGACTCGAGACTTGTTATACGACAAGAATGGCAAGCCAATGGACAAAAACAATGATTTTACGGATCTTGCTAGGTATCTTTGTTCTGAACTTAAGCAGGAAACGCCTCCAATGAAGCCCAAAAAGCGGAAAGCTTATGAGAGAAGGTCTAGTTATGGGACTAATGAGAATATGCATGGAACTACTTCATCTGATGAGATAAATATGGGTGCGGCCCATGATTGGCAACAATATTAAAAAAATGAAGGATTGTTTGCACAATGGACGTTAAAATCATTATTTTAAAGAAAACCTGGAGCTAGGAAAATAAAGGCGAGGAAAGGATATTTTGAAAACCAGTGAATTAAGATGTATCAATCAGGTAGAGACAAAAAACCAAAGAATGACAGATTGTGGTCATTATCTAGGCACCGTTGTACACAGCAAAAGAGTTGTGATAACTTGCCGGGTATGTAAACAGCAATATGCCATAGTAGGAGATAACTTGAAAATCAAGCGACTCATAGATACTGACATCAGACTCACTAATAAAGTAGAGGTCAAATAAAATGGCAGCAAAAATAACAGCACCAAATCAAAGAGTATATACTCACATTGGAACAGAATTAGCAGTAGTAGCAGGAACAGGTATTCCCGATACAGGCGCAACAATGACAAACTTCAAAGCTATAGATGCGAATATGGCTGATGCAGGTTTTCTCGTCATTGCAGTAGAAAATGTCGATTATGCAATTCCTTTATTGCTAACTACCTAATGAATAAACGGATTTCTTTGTGTCAATTAGAGGATATATACAAGTCTTCTTTTGGCACAGAGGATGTTCGTATTAAGAAATTTGTGGATAAGGATGGAAAGGTCCATGAAGGTAATGAATTGAAAAAATTAATGGAGGCCGACAATGGCAGTAACAGGTAACAACTTCTCGTCTATGAGTGATCCACTTAATGACAAACCAGTGTCTGGTAAACCTGCACAAGAAGCATCTTCCGAGGTGTTTAAAAAAGACGTTAGTGGTATATTTGTAAACTCAGGTTTTAAAGGGCAAGGTAAATCATAATGAGTGGCGAATTGATGTTTGAAGAGAAAGTAGGTGTTCTTAACAAATCAGATGATGACTTCATGATGAGGCCAGTTAGAGCTGAGATACAATTAGTTCAAAATGGATACAAGCTTCGATATAACGAAAAAAAGTTTGTAGCAAAAACATTGGATGAAGCTATCAGTATGATTAAGTCATGGATGGAAGAGTCTGAGAAAGAAGCGAAATCAAAAGATAAAAAACAAGACAAAGCGGAAAGTTAATGGCAACAGAAGTACCTGTAGGAATAAGTCCAGTTCAGTTCTATGGTGATCTATATAGATCATATCTTAGAAGAAGTAAACTGTCACTGGCACGAGAAGAACGTAACTGGGGATATTTCTCTGGTGTAGATTTCAAGCAATGGAATCCTGATGCATTACAAGTTCTTATAAATGAGAAACGTGCGCCCCATCAAATAAACTTTCTTCAGAAACATATTCAGTCACTCGCAGGTAACTTCTATCAAAACGAATTTGAAGTAGACTTTGAACCAAACACAGGCGCATCTAATGATGACACTCTCCTTCTAAAGACTTTATATCTCACAGATAGTAACAGAGGAAACTGGAAGAAAGCCAGAAGAAAACTAATTCGTGGTGGGCTTATCTATCGTGGTACTGTTGAGATGTACATTGATTATAAGACAGATCCTCGTGGATCTATTTCTGTGAGATATGTTAATCACAGAAGGATATTATTTGATCCAGATTGGTCTAGTGATGAGATAAATGATAACAAGCACATACCAGAAGTAGCTTGGATGACAGCCGAAGAAATTAAAAGAACCTATAAAACTAAATCCGCAGAAGTTGATTCTGCTGTTGCGTTATGGAAAGAAACACAGCATCAGCAAGGTGATGATTTTGGAGATGAGAAAGAGAGAGAGGCTAGTCGTAGTTTCTATGATAACAGTGAGTTCTCAAATGTTGTTAATGGCAAGTTCCTTGTAATTCAAACGTCTAGACTTGAAAGGGGATTCTCTTCAAGGATGATAGATAAAAAAACAGGTGATAAACTTCCAGAGATGAGTGAAGCTAATACTGAGTCTATGATGGCTCTTAGAGGTGAATCTCTTAAAGTGGTTCAAGATGAGTATGCGAAGTTAAGAGTAACAACTGTTGTGCCTGGATTATCTAAGACTTTAGTCCTAGAAGATGATAAGATGCACAAGATACAGAACGGTAGATATCAATACCATACATGGTCAGCAATTAATATTGATGGTGAAGTGCAGGGTGTTGTGGATGTTCTAAAAGATATTCAGGAAATCTACAATAAGAGAGAATCTACTTTTACTCATTGGCAAACAACATCTGCTAATGGAGCTGAATTTGTTGAAGAGGATTTCTTCGCTAATCCTTCAGAAAAGGACAGGTATAAGTTATCTAAGAATAAACCAGGGGAAACCTATACGGTTGGAGCAGGAAAACTAAGTCAATCTAGAATGGGCATTGCTGTTAGACCTAGAGGTGATATGCCTTCTGATCTTCATGTGTCAGCAGACAGAGCTTTCCAAATGGCCCCAGAAGTTGGTTATTCAGTACCGGCCTTATCAGGTGGAGAAGGTAAATCTGGAGAATCAGCTAAACTATTCAGAGATAAAAGGGCGCAAGCGTTAGTGTCTTTAGAACCAATGACCAAATCTTTACAGGAATTTGAGGAAGGGCTAGGAGAAGCTTATTTCTACACAACTAAGCCAGTATATGGCAAAGCTCCAAGAATCATGACTAATTTCAAGACGAAAGAGCCTTTATTCCTGAATATCCCTACTGCTAATGGTGAGATCATCAATAATGTGAACCAGATTAGGCGGCATGATGTGATAGTAACAACCTCTAGGAATGGAGAAACCACTAGAAGAGAGATTTTAGAGCGATATGAAGAGGTTCTTCAGGTCACAAGCAATCCTATTTATAAGTCTATCATTGAGAAAATGATGATTAATTACCTTCCGAATATCCCAGAATCAGAGGTTACAGCAGGAGAAGAAGCTGCAGACACCTTTATTAAGCTGCAGATATCTCG